GGTTTATTTATTGGTGTTGAAGCAAAAGCTGGAAAGGGTAAGACGACAGCCTTACAGGAATTTAATCTCAAAAGGATTGAGGGAATGGGCGGTCTTGCATTAGTTATCAACGAGATGAATGTCTCACAGTTAAGGGAGTTAATAGAATCATGGGTAAATACAGTACAGACAAAAACATAGATTCATTAGTTAGAGAACTATTAGCTGATGGGTGGACTCCTACTAGGAAGAAACGACATTGGCAGATTATATCTCCGACAAACGGTAGAGTGCAGACAATCCCAGTAACACCTAGTGATGGTCGTGCGTTCATGAATTTTCGCAGTGATATTAAACGTATAAAACAGGGAGCAATTAAATGAGACCAACAATTACTTTACGCAAATTAAGAGCAGTAGAAGAAATACAAAAACCTAAAAATAAAACTCCATTAGCGATTGATAAAGGTTCAAAGTTTGTTTATTCTAGTGGGTCGGATGTAATGAAAACCTTTAGGAAGTATGGCTTTGTACCACCTTCAGAAGTGCGCAATGACTTCTTCTTTAAAAAGAATCGTGAGATGAACAATGAATGACCAAGACCGAAGAGACTGTTTCGCCATGTTTGCTTTAGCAGGACTATTAATGCGAGGGGACAATTGGTCAGCTTGCCCTGAGAGAGCCTACGAAATAGCAGACAGGATGTTACAAGTCAGTAAAGAAGAACCTGAAGTCGGGATTAAAACAGTTAAAAAACCAAGGAAAATAAATGGCTAAGAGAATTGAGCCAATACCTTTTATGGGGTTGGTAGAAGTAGATGATGATGTAGTAGAAAGTAGTCAGTTTAACTACACACTTCAAGAGGTAGCAGACAAGCTAGGTATATCTAGAGGTACAGTTAGTGTTACTGAAAGACGTGCGTTAAGAAAGTTTAAACAGAAGTTTTTAGAAAAGTTTAAAAAAGAAGATTTAATTTAACAGGGATAACAAGATGAACAGTTCACCAACTAGTGAAGTATCAGATAACGTAAACCACCCATCACATTACAAGGTAGGTGGGATCGAGGTTATTGATTTTATCGAGGCAAAGAATCTTAGCTATCACCTTGGCAATGTAATCAAATACATTACAAGAGCCGACTACAAAGGCAAAAGGCTAGAAGATTTGAAGAAAGCTCAATGGTATCTTAATCGTGAGATAGCCAACTTGGAGAAAACTCCTTTAAAACAACTATTAGAAATAAACAAAAAGCCTTTGGTAAGGAACACTAAGTGAGCCTTATCACACTAGACTTTGAGACCTACTACGACAAAGAGTTCTCATTGCGTCGTCTAACAACTGAGGAATATATCAGGGACAAACGTTTTGAGACCATCGGTGTTGCGGTAAAAATCAATGACGAGCGGGCCGTCTGGCATAGTGGTACGTGTGAGGAGTTAAAACCTTTACTGATGGAGTACGACTGGGCTAACTCTGCGGTACTTTGCCACAATATGCAGTTCGATGGAGCTATCCTTGCGTGGAAGTTTGGCATAGTACCTTATATCTACTTGGACACATTGTGCATGGCTAGGGCGGTGCATGGTGTAGACGTGGGTGGGTCGCTAGCTTTCTTGGTTGAGAAGTATGAACTTGGCGCAAAGGGTAAAGAAGTAGATGATGCGGTGGGAAAATATATAACTGGTTTCTCTTCTGTGGAACTCGAACAGTATGGTCGTTACTGCGTAAACGATGTAGAACTAACTAAGAAGCTATACGATGTTCTGTCTAAGGACTTCCCAGTAGGTGAATTGAAGTTAATTGATATGACTCTACGTATGTATACCGAGCCTGTACTTGAGGTAGATGATGCTCTATTGATGGAAAGGTTAGACGAAGTACGCAGCGAGAAGAGTGAGTTACTCAAATCCCTGATGGAAAAACTAGAGTGTGATACTGAAGAAGCAGTACGTAAGAAACTCGCTAGTAATAAACAGTTCGCTGGTCTGCTTACTGAGTTCGGAGTCAAGCCCCCAATAAAAGTAAGTAAAACTACTGGTAAAGACACCTTTGCGTTGGCGAAGAATGACGAGGGATTTATTGCGCTTACTGAACATGAAGACCCATTCATTCAACAACTTTGCGCAGTTCGTCTTGGCACTAAGTCAACTATCGAGGAGAGTAGGATTGAGCGATTCATTGCCATCGGAGCTAGAAACAAAGGAAAATTACCCATCCCACTCAAATATTACGGGGCGCATACGGGTCGTTGGGCAGGGGCGGACAAAGTCAATTTCCAAAACTTACCGAGCCGTGACAAGAAGAAAAAAGCCCTCAAAAATGCTGTCGTTGCTCCTGATGGGTACATGGTCATCAACTGTGACTCGTCGCAAATTGAAGCAAGAGTTCTTGCATGGCTTTCGGGTCAGACCAACTTGGTTGATGCGTTCTCGCGTGGGGATGATGTTTACTCCGTCTTTGCATCGGAAGTATATGATCGACCCATCACCAAAGAAAACCCTATTGAAAGGTTCGTGGGTAAAACCTGCATACTCGGCCTTGGATATGGCACTGGGGCAATAAAGTTACAGCACACACTAAAGACTACACCCCCAGGGGTTGAGATAGATGAGTATGAAGCGAAGCGTATTGTAACACTATACAGACAGACTAATGACAAAATCACAGATTTGTGGAAGGAATGTGAAGGGGCATTAGAAAGTATTTTCGCTGGAGAGAAAAAGTCGTATCATTTAGGTGTACACCGTTGCCTAACTGTCAATTCGGAGGGGATTCTTTTGCCCAACGGTTGCTACATTCGCTATCCCAAGCTCACAGTCGATAACGAGGACAACAGAATTAAATATAAATACAAGTCTCGTAAGGGAGACGTATACCTATGGGGTGGGGCGGTAGTGGAGAACGTAGTACAAGCACTTGCTCGTTGCATTATTGGTGAGCAGATGGTTGCTATCCATGAAAAATACCCAGTAGTATTAACAGTTCACGATGCGGCGGTATGCGTAGTACCCGAAGCAGAGGTACAAGAGGCTACGGCTTATATTGTTGAGTGTATGTCTAAAACACCTGAGTGGGCAACAGGGCTACCTATCGCCTGTGAAGCTCATTACGGATATAACTATGGCGAGATGAAGGAGTGGAAATAATAATGGAAAAGGGTCTGTACCGTAAGGATGAGAGTCAGATCGCTCAAGATACTGATAACCAAGAGATAGCTAGGCGAGGGCTTGAGAGCCTTTTAGACATTGAGGTTGTGGGTATGGACAACTTTTCTACATGGGACTGGGAGTTTAAAAGAGAGGGTAAGTTAATAGCTATCGGTGAGTATCGTCGTAGGTTTAATAGCTTTGATAAGTATCCTGACTTTCAGTTTAGTAAGCATAAGTTTGACACCATGAGGGGTAAAGGTGCGTTCCAAAACATTTTAGCTTTTATGTTTGTAGAGTTTGATGATGGTTTTTATTACTTCCTCATTGAAGGAAAACCTGATGTAGAAATCATGCAACGCAATGGCGAGATGCGTACAGAAGAAGTAGTAGTTATCAGTAAAGAAAGTTTTATATCAATAGAAGATTTGAAAGGGAGGTTGTAATGATTCATGTAAGAGATGAGGGTGAGGCTATCCGTACAGGATTTAACTTCTATCCATTAAAGAGTAATCAATTTGGCTTTGTATTAAAGGTAAAAGATGTTGCTTTGACTGCCCGATACAATAAGCAGTTTAAAGAAATCAGATTCAATATACGGAGGGTATAACTATGACAACATTCACAAGCGAAGATAGGCAAAACGCATCGCCACCACACATAGTAGATAGCGGTGCGAGTGTAAAAACTTTAGGTGAGTTTATTGAACTGGAAAAACGCATAGATATGTACCGTGAACAGTTGCAGATTATGCAAGCTGAGATTCAAAGATTACGTAAAAAACTAATGGAGAATGGAATAAATGACTAAGTACACACAAGCAGACGTTAACGAAGCTTTCTTTAACATTGGCAGAATAAGCGCCAAACTAGAATCAAAAGACGATGGTGTAAGGATATCTATGCTGGCGCAAATCATCGGTAGTTTTCTTACTCAAGTTATTGAGGAAAACAGGCATCTAAAAGGGGAAAAATAAGTGGAGATTAAAGTAAAAGTAGTTAAAGAAAATAAAGACGGGTCTGCTGATGCAATAGTAAATTTTGACAAAGAAGGCTTAGAGTTCTTAGTACAAGAAGGGTTACTATCCTTGATTGACCAAGCTATAAAAATGAATAAGAACTCAAAAGAAGGAGTAAAGCTACGTAAAAAGCTAGCAAAGAAAAAAGAGTTTGATATGGATGGGAGATGTTAGTGAAAAAGTATCTACTATTACTAGCTTTAGTGACAGCAAATGTAGAAGCTACGGGGGTCATAGCTCAAGGTACTAACCAAGATGGTTCTGTAGTTGCTTTGACCGATGCTCCATGTGATAAAGAAGGAACAGGATGGGTGTATGTTTACTCTCCTGATGGTAGTGCGGAGGCTAGGTGTTGGGCTTCCGAT